CCTTAACCATTTATTGGGAACGCAGACGTATGTAATGAATGAGATTGAAAAGGGATTGGCAGAGGAAAAGCATTTTTTCGTTATCCTGAAGGGCCGTCAGTTGGGGGTAACAACCATCTCCCTGGCTCTCGATCTTTATTGGCACTACGTCAATGCAGGACTGAATGGAACCTTGGTTACGGATACTGAGGAGAACAGGGATATGTTCCGTGGGACGCTATCAGCCTACATGGAAGGGCTGCCCAAGGAATACAAGATACCTGTCTTATCTCATAACCGTAATTCACTAGCCCTGAAGAACAGAAGCCGGATCTTCTATCAGGTTGCAGGATTACGCGCAAAGGGAACACTAGGCAGAGGCAAGGGTATTACCTTCCTGCATGGAACTGAAACCTCGTCATGGGGCGATGAGGAAGGGCTGGCCTCGCTGCTGGCCTCGCTTGCTGAAACCAATCCCAAGAGATTGTATATATTTGAATCTACTGCTCGCGGATTCAATATGTTTCACGATATGTATGTCACCGCCAAACGTGCCAGAACTCAACATTCGATCTTCTGTGGCTGGTGGCGAAATGAACTCTATTCAATTCCTGCCGACAATCAAATCTACAAGGTCTACTGGGATGGCAAGCTGACCGGCGAGGAAAAGGAATGGACGAGGGATATTAAGAAACTATACAACATAGACATTAATAGCCGGCAGATGGCATGGTGGCGATGGAAGATGCTGGAGGGTATCAAGGATGAATCCCTGATGTATCAGGAGTTCCCGCCCACCGAGGATTACGCCTTCATTCTTTCTGGCAGTAGCTTCTTCTCTACAGCCCGTTGCACTGATGCCTACAAGATAGCCAAAAAGATAGAGGCTGATTACTATCGCTATAGTATGGGAGTTAACTTCCATGATACTGATTGCTTAAAGTCTACCGAACGCTTGGCTACTTTGAAGGTATGGGAAGAGCCGGTAGATACCGCCTACTATGTTATTGGCGCTGATCCGGCTTATGGCTCTTCAGATTGGGCAGACAGGTTCTGTATCCAAGTATTTCGTTGCTATGCAGACGGTATGGAGCAGGTATGCGAGTTTGCTACCAGCGAGATGAATACCTATCAATTTGCCTGGGTTATTGCCCATATAGCCGGCGCATACAAGAATTCAACCCTGAATCTTGAGGTCAACGGCCCAGGTCAGGCAGTAATCAACGAGCTGCGGAACCTGAAACGACAAGCGGCCAATATGGGAACCAAGTTTGGCAAGAACCTGATGGACGTTTTAGGGCATATGACTAACTATCTTTGGCGTAGGCAGGACTCATTGGGGGGGCCAACTAACTCTATAGGCTGGCTCACTACCACCGCGTCTAAAGAACGGATGCTGGCCTACATGAAAGACTACTTTGAGCGCGGGATGCTGGCTATCTATTCCCTAGATACCCTGGATGAAATGAAAACAATTGTCCGTGATGGCGGCAGTATTGAGGCTTCTGGCAGGAATAAGGATGATCGTGTCATTGCTAGCGCCTTGGCTTGCGCTGCCTTTGCCGAACAAGTGCAACCTAGACTTATACAGATGAGAATAACTAGAGATGTATCCAGGAAGAAAGATGTTCACAATGAGCCAGTAGGTGAGGCGATGAATAAGAACGTAGGCAATTATCTTAAAAAGATAGGCGTATATGGAACTTAAGAATAAGTTCGAGCGTTATTTAAAACAGGTTTTAGATACCGTTTACTCTGAACCTGATACTCCTAATTTCCATACGCCTATCATTCATCAGATGGTTGATATGTTTGTCCCTATGATGGATTTGAAGAAAGATTCTCATATACTGGACATTGGATGTGGGCAGGGTGCATTTATAAGATACATGGCACATAAAGGATTTAATAATTTAATCGGAGTGACACTAAACACTGAAGATTCAAATGCTTGCGAAGAGGATGGGTTTGAAACATTATGTTGCGACTTTTCCGATTTGCCTCTTGGAAATAATAGTGTTGATTTGATCTGGTGTAGACATGCATTGGAGCATAGTCCATTCCCAATATTTTCATTGATGGAATTCAACAGATTGTTGAAAACAAATGCATTTATGTATGTAGAGGTTCCAGCGCCAAATATGGACGATAGGCAGCATGAAAATAATCCTAATCATTATTCCGTATTGGGTGACAGGATGTGGATAAGTTTGTTTAATAAAACAGGATTTAATGTTGTTGAATACAGGCAATATAAATTTGAATTGAATCAAGAAGGAAAAGCAATTCCAGAGTTGTTCTACTGTTTTCTTTTAAAAAAGAATCAATCATTGCCATGCAACCAGTGATAGGTAGACAAGAACTTTATCGGATCATGGATAATTTTCTTAAAGACGAAAACAGAGGAATATCTATTCAGTTGTTTGCTGAACTCTGCGGCCTATCCAAGAAAACCATACTGGTTGTATTCGTTCACAAAGAAGAACGGATGACCGAGAAAACTCAGCGCAGGGTAAGCATGGCGTATACCAATTGGAAGAACGGCGAAGTATCAATAATGCAGAACCGAGATAAAACTAAATTTGTTCAATATAGAAAAGAAGCAAAGCCTAAGATGGCAAAAAGTATGGCAATAGAGTTTGTTAACGGCAGCGTAAGGATTAAAGCAGGAATACGTAATAAGAGTGATTATTCTAATTACAATATTGATGAACAATTAACGGGGAAGATAAATGTCTAACATATTAAATGATTACAAGTGTCCTGAGCATGGGTACTTTGAAGGAACCAAGGCTGAGTGTCCAGAGGGATGCTTGGATGGCGTGATGATGGTATTTCTTAAAGCACCTGGGTTTGTTAGTGCCAAAACTAAAAGGAATGATAAAAGGCTTAAGCAATTAGCCGCAGATTACAAAATGACTGATATTAAGTCTACCCGCGAGGGCGAATCTCAGTCAAACTACCTAGCCAAGAACAATCCGGTTGTATCTTCTCAGTCTGAACAGCCTCGCGAGCCTCGTCCAGGCGATTCTGTTATTTGGGGCGATTCTGGTGGCAAAAAGTTAAGTATGGGCAATATTTTAGGTGGCAGGGCGTTTCCTCCGGTAAGGGATGAGCAGGTTGGATTTAACCCTAAACAAAATGGTAACTTGACAGGCCCACGATCTGCGTCTTATATTCCTGACCATGAGAACTTGGCTATAAAGAAATAATGCGTATTCCTAGCGACCATGCGGAACGAGAGTCATTTTATCTCGACCTTATTGAGAAATGTCATGTGTCGAAAGACGAGCGCAAAGGTGATTACACAAGTCTGCGCTCTTGGTATTTGTTTGGAAGCGGCCCTGAAGAAACGCCGGCACTATTCAATAAAATATTCCCGCATATAGACCAGTTAACTTCATTCCTGTATTCCGCAGAAACTACGCGGTTTAGCATCAACATAGGCGCATCAGTTGATGTGGCAGAACAAAGTAAAATTCCTGTTCTTACTCAGGCGCTAAATGATGAATGGCTGAACAGCAATGCAGACCAAGTATTTAGCACTGCGCTTACTTGGTCGCTGGCCTACAACAGTACATTTATAAAACTTATCTACAATAACGGTATTCATCCGTATCTTGTAGAGCCATCGGCAATAGGTGTGCTGCGCGAGGACGTTCCTTACATGGATCGTCAAGAAGCTATTGTTCATACCTACTACATCACTCGTTCAGATTTGATGGCAAGACTGTATTCGCATCCTAAACGCGATGCAATAATGAAACGCCTGACCGCTGGATACCATGCTACGCAAAGCGATATTCCAGAGGGTGTGAACAGGATTCTAATGTCGCAGGTAGACAATTCCGATCCTGGAAGCCTTTACGGAAACGTCAATTTAGACTTGTATGGAATGAATAGATACAAGGCCAGGGTTGCTGAAGATACCGTAGAGATGCGGGAGCTATGGCTGTGGAATGACGAATCTGGAGATTATCAGGTTGTAACTACGGCAGATCCAGACATTATTATTTATGACAGAGCCGGCGAATCAGTATTCTTGAAGGGTGAGATACCTTTCATCCAGGTTTGTCCTAGCCCGTTATACGATTATTATTGGGGACAGTCTGAAGTTGGCCGCTTGATATTTCTTCAAGGTATGCGAAATAAGCGTATGGGAGAAATACAAGAACTTCTTACCAAGCAAGTAAACCCGCCAACAGCCCTTACAGGTTTTAGCGGGATCTTGGATGAGAAAAACTTTGCCCTTAATCGGGCTGGTGGGCTTCTGTCGAGCGATATGCCTAATGCCAAGGCAGAACGCCTTGCCCCGCAAATGCCTAATGATCTCTACGAAACTATACG